CTAGCGGCACTCGATGCGCTTGTCTTCATTTCGACATACCATTTACCGGACGCTTTTGATATTGTCGTTCTGATTGTCTGCCACCCAGCCGCCCCACTCGGTGTCACCGTTAGCCCGCCATTGCTTAACGTCATACCACTGGCGGCGGCGTCGGCAGCGCTCCATGTCGACCCAACGACCGTCCCACCATCTGATCCCACCCCTCCAATCCAAACGATCGTAGCCGCGCCGACCCCAGCAGGCGGCGTCGGGCCGTAGCCTGCGACCCAAACCGGCGTCGCTCCGGCGACCGGCTCGCCGTAGCCGGCAATCCATCTCTGAACAGCGCCGGCAATCGGGTCGCGATAGCTGGCGATCCAGACCAGGGCTGCACCGCCAGTCGGCGTCCCGCCATACCCCGCAACCCAGACCGGATTGACGCTCATCCCGGCGTCCTCCCGCAGTTCTCGATGACGTACTTGGTCAGGATCTGTCGCTCGTCCCGCTGCTGACCGGCGACGTACAGCAGCGCGAAAATCATCCCGGCGTTGAGCACGACGACCACGAGCAGAAGCGGGCTCGTCTTAAGCGCATCGATCGTGCTGCTGGCGACCTGAGTCATCACTTGCTGTATTTGCTCCTAGAAGGATGGTAGTTCTTCTGCCCCGGGGCGGCCTGCGCCTTGCGGGCGAGCTCGCCGATGACCCCGCCGGGAACGCCGGCGGCTTTGAGCTGTGCGGCCCGGCCACCATGGCCGAGCTTGTTGCTTTTTCCCTTGAAGGTTCCGGTTTTCTTCATGTCAGCGCTTCCTTGAAGGACTTGTAGTAGCCAGCGATCAGGTCGGCCTTATCGAGCCCATTGACGATCTTGCGCGCGTTGACCGGGTCTTCCTCGGCGGCGTTGAAATAGTCGGAGAGCTTCACGCCCGTGAACCATCCCCAAATCATGCCGTCGAACAGGACCAAGGCTGACGGCTCGTCTTCCAGCATGCGGTGCGGATATTGATGCAGAGGGACATCCGCAGCGTAGCGTTCAGCCAGGAACTGCTCTGCCTTCTGGTAATTCTCCATCCAGGTGAGCTGCACGTGGCCACGACCGTAATAGGCCTGCTCGTAAGGGCCGGTCGTGACGCCATAGGGCTGGCCAGAGCCTTTGCCGTACTCTTCCAAGGGCCGCATGTTGTAGGCGGTTTCGTGGAAGGTTGTGGCTAAGGCGTATGCCAGCCAACGAATGTCCTTATCGGGGAACAGGCGCTCCCAAACGTCGAGGAGGTAGTTCATCCCATCAACTTGCCGCTGCGATAGGACGCCGTAGAACAGCGACTCGCGGATGCTGTCGAAGAAGGCCTGGCGGTCGATCACACCCGGCCCTCCCACGCTCTGAACGGGCGCGCTTCCCAACTGTTGAGCCACTTCCTGAAGGCGTCGTCGTCGTCCCAGATGCCGCGGCGGTAGAGGTCCTCGGCGACGATGAACGGGATCGAGGCCACATCCTTGTTGTCGGTTAGGCCGGTCTTGTGGTTCTCGCGGCGGCGCTGAACGCCACCGAGGATTTCCTCGATGTCCTGCTCGACCTTGATGGCGAACTCTCCCGGCCGGTCAGGGTCGGTGAACATGGTCCGGCGAATGCCGTTGGCGTTGTGGTAGACGCGCCGAAGGTCGCTCACTCGCCGGACCCCTTTACTTCACCAGAACCGTTACGCCTTGATTCCGTTGAACAGAATATGAGCAGCCGCGTTGCGCATCTCTAGCCCAAATTCGACCACTAACATGCGAGTCTCGGCGTCTCCGACCCTCGCCATAAGATACTGGCGAAAAGCCCTAAAGTAAGCGACGGCCGCATAGTCGGGATCTATTAGCAATCCGACGTCTGGCGGCACCCATCGACTTGGCGCGACCTTGATCCTGCCGAAGTCGGTGGCGATGACATCGATCGTCGACACCACTTCATTCTTCCCAACTAATACTTGGGTCGTGCTACGTCCCACGAACGTGGATATTGTCCTCTTTGGTCCCGGCGGCACGATCCAAAGGCTTGGGCTGGCGCCATTGGTGTAGGCGTTCTGCATGGCGAGGCCGAGCATGGCTTCCGACACCTGGATCTGGGAGCCGCCGGCGACGGCGGCGAAAGTCGAATCGCCAACCGCCGATCCCTGAATTGTCGGCAAGCCGGCGGTGACGCCGGCGACTGCGCCGCCTGCGCCTGCGGCCTGGCCGGTTCTCGGGGTTGCGACGCGCCCGACCCAGTGGGCGAAGCCTTCGCTGACGCGAGCAACCGTGTCGCTGCCGTCAATACGCTGCTGGCGGGAGCAGATCGACGTTTCCATGTCGGACTTCAGCGCCTTGGAGGTGATCGCCATCTGGTGCGCCATTTCCGAGCCCTTGCCGGCGGCGTCGGCCTCTTCCTGGGTTCCCGACACGGTGGCGTCCCGCTCGGAGATTTGCGTGACGTTGTTTTGCCGGATGGTCGGGGTCGACAGGGCGTTGGAAAGCTGGAAGCCTTCGAACTGGGCGTTGTAACCGGCTGTGGGGTAAGCAGGGGCTACGGTCGGCAGGTTCTCGGTCTGCCAGTCGAAGATCCTGTTCTTGACGTTGCGCCTTCGGATCGCCGACATGACGGGCGTGTCGAAGGGGTCGATGTTGTAGATTGCGTTGGATAGATCTTCACGATTTCCTGTCGCCTGATAGGTCGTGAAGGCGTTGGTGACCTTTGCCATTGCTGCCTCGCAGATTCATTTGAGAAGTCTCTCGAAGACGGCTGCGGTGGCGTCGATTGAGCCTCCGGTGCGCGCCTGGTTTTTGAGAGCGTCATCAATGCTTCTGCGGGCCGCTGAGCCGATTGGTCTTGCGCTTCCGGGAGCTAATGTGCGTCCTTTGTCATGCATGACCGGTCTAGGTTTATTAGCCGCCATGCGTCGATATTCGCTGGCGTCCCGAAGGACGTGCAGCATTCGCGGATCAAAGACGGTACCGATTTCGTGTTCGGTGAAGCCGTAAACCTCCAGGCCTACTTTCCTCATCGCTGAAAATTCGTTGTTCAACGATGGGATGTCTGTGATTCCGATGCGTCTCTGGAACTCCTTTTTTCCCCATTCGGCGTAGGCCGCTTCTTGCTGGGCGGCGGCTTGGGTCTGTGCCTGATACTGGGCCTGGGCCTCGGCCTGCTCGCGCTGCATTTCCTGGGCGATCGAGGTCATGCGGCCGCGGACGTGCTGGTAGACCTTCTCCTTGTCGTGGGCGGCCTTCGGATCGGCGGAGTATTCGGCCTCCCAGTTGAGTTCCTTGGGATAGAGGTCGGCCATGACCCGGCCGATATATTCGAGCCGCTGCTGGTAGGTCTGGCGGGCCTGGCCGATCTCCTGGGCGACTGCCGCGCTCTGCTGCTCGAAGGTTCTGGCGTATTCCTCGACCTGGCGGGCGCGCTGGTTGATGGCTTCCTGCTCGGCGTAACCCTTGACGACATCCTGGAGGGAGACCTGTTTGGTTTCGCCGCCGACGTCGATTTCGATCTTCTCGACGGGCTTGCCGTCGTGGGTTAGCGCCCAGCGCGCGGCGTCGGGGTCTTCGGCTTCGTCATCTTTGGCATCGTTATCCTTGGCGTCGCCTTCATCGGGCTTTTTGCCATCGCCTTTGGCTTCGGCATCGCCCCCGGACTTTTGGTTCCGGGGGTCCCCGGCGGCGTCGAGCTCCTCGGCGTCCCCTTCCTCACCCCTGCCGTCTGCGACTCTTCTCTCGATTGCCTTCAGACGCTCGTCGTCCCCGGCGTCGCGGGTGTCTCCCTTCTCATCGCCTTCGAGGGAGCGGGGTTCGAACAGCGGCTCGGGACGCTGGGAGACGCTTGAGAAGCGGCCGCTCTCGTCGCGGGGGCGGTCTGATCCCCGGATCGAGTCCGGGGAGGGGGCGATTTCGTTGCGGAAGGCGTCCGCTGCGCCATCAATGCCGTCGGCCATCAGGCGCTGCCCCGGTTCTGGGCGCGCACGCCGGCGTTGTATTCGTTGATGAGGGCTCTGAGCTGACCGGCGATTTCGTCGATCACCTTGATCTGGGCGACGAGTTCGAGTTTCTTCTCGGTGGTGACGGCGGTGGTGACGAGGGTGTTGACCAAGCGGTCTTTCAGATCAGCCTTGGCCTTCTCGAACGCCTTGCTTTCGAGGATGTCCTTGGCCTCGGTGGCGAGTTCCCGTTTGGCGGACAGGTCGTTCATTGACCGTCACCGTTAGAAGAACCGATCCCCTGCGGGCCTTGCTGGGACTGTTGCGCCGCAGCCTGAGCGGTTTCCGCCTGCAGTTGGGCCGCTTCCCTTTGCTGGGCGATCTTCGCCTGGTCGGTGGCGAACTTCATCCGCATGTCCTGGTCGGCCATCGCCGCATCGAGATGGGCGGTGTGGATGTCGACGCCGATCTTGGCGGCTTCGATGGGGTCCACGGCGGTCGGGCCAGCGGGGCTCGCGCCGACGAACACCTTGGCGCGTTCGATCTCGAGCTTCTGCTGCTCGTAGTCGGCTTTCTGCCTGAGTTGCTCGTGGCGGAAGGCGTCGTCCTGTTGCTGCTTCTCAAGCCTGATCTGCTGGTCGCCCAACGCCTGGGCGGTTTCCGACTTGACCTTCTCGTATTGGGCCTTGGCCGCGACCGTCATCGCGTCCGGTTCTTTTGGACTTGCGGCGATCTGTTGCAGCACCTGGGGCGGCGGGGTTTGGAAGTATCGGCCGACGTTCTTGATGTTGGAGAGGGCCAGCATGTCGGTGATGGTGTTGAGGTATTGCGGGACGCCGACCACCGGGTTCGAGGTCCCGAACTGCTGCATGATCAGTTCCTGGGTCTGCTTGATCTGCAGGAGGGTCTGGAAGCGGACGGTGTCGGAGCCTTTGCCGAGGGTGGAATTGACTTCGACCCCCATGCTTGCGTCGAAGGTCGAGGTGTCGATCGGGGTCCACTTGCCGTTAATTCTGAGCGTCCGGCGCTGGTTGGGGGACTCGGCGATTTCGTTATAGAGGCCTTCGAAAAGATCTTTGAAGCCGGTTTCAGCCAGCACTCTGGCGATGAGTTCGGTGCGTTCCTGTTGGCCGTTGATGATGGCTTCGACGCCGATCTGGGTCGAGGACTGGAGTTGCTTGGGGTCGAGGCCTTTCGCCGCGTCGGACATGCCGGTGCGGCGCTGCAGGACGTCGTTCATGAGTTCGATGACCGGGAGCGCCTGCTGGCCGGCGAACGGGGTGGTGACGTAGGAGATGGCGTCGCCGGGATTGCCGCGGACGCGGATGATTCCGCCGACGTCGTCGTTCATGGCGTCGTCCATATCGACGACCAGTTCGTTGATGGCGCTCTTCGGGTTGATGCTCTCGGCGAGAGAGTCCAGCACCCCGCGCATCATATTGGTCTTGAACTTCTGGACGTCCTGGACGTAGTCGGCCAGTGAATCCCCTACGATGGTGTGGGAGATTGGGTCGCAGCCGAACACGGCGAATTTGACCCGGTTGGCTTCGCGGTCATGGACGATTTTGTGGTCTTCGCCCATGGTGCAGATGTAGCGGAGTTCCGCGATCCCATCGCCGTCGCGATCGACCTTGATGTACCATTCGCCGTAGAGGACGCCGTCGCCGACCCCGGTCGACATGGATCGGCCGGGATTGCGGAGCTGGCTCTCCATGGTGAAGTTATCGATCTCCTGGCTTTGCAGGTAATCGAGGCATTGTTCGCGGTCGTAGCCCATGGCGGTGAGCTCATCGATCGGGACGATGCGTTCGTGGCCGACGATGCGGGAGGTTGAGAAGGATCTGGCGTAGCGGTCGAGGCGCATCTCTTCCGGGGGGACGCCCATGACGCGGATGACGGGTTTGTCGACCTGGTATTCGAACACGACCTCGTCATAAGATCCGGTCACGGGGTCTTGTTGGCCGGTCGAGAGCAGCCTGGCGGTTTGGTCCTGGCTTTGCAGCATCTGGACCTGGGGACCGGAGAGGTTGACGAAGCTTTTGCGCCGTTTTTCCTTATTGTCGTCGGTCCACCACTTCACAAACCCCGTCCGCACCGTCAGGGCGTCCTTGAACGCGCCATGGAGGATCAGGAAGCCGGGGTTGTCCTGCCAGAAGACGTAATTGATGTAGTCGGTTTGCTGGGCGGCGGCTTCGACGTCGGCCTCGGTTCTCGGCACGAGGTTGACGACGTTTTCGGATGCCGCGAACAGGCGGATGAGGCTTGGCAGGGTGAGCATGACGGCGTCGCGGACGTCGGTCGAGACGTAGGTCGACTTGTGGGCGCTTTCCTTGTCGTAGCCGAGGATCTGCTCGAAGGTGGCGTTGGGGTCCTGGACGATCTGGTTGTCGGTATAAGGGGACCCATCTGGGTTCAGGGACGGCAGGTAGCCGTAGTAGTATTTCTGGGCAGTGTCCCTTGCGGGAGCGAGGGTGTCCTCCTCGTAGCCCCGGCTATCGCTGATAATGGCTTGAATGAAGGATTCATAAGATGCGGGGTCGGCGGGATCATAGCCGCCGTCCCGCGGGCCGCCGTCCTTGTAGTGGGCGAATAACCTTTCGAGGGCCATTGACTTTTCAGCCGACTATCTTTGTTCTCTGTTCGCTCCCTTTTCGGCCACAAGGGGAGCGCATTTTAAGCCAAGGACCGATCCCCTCCGGGCCTCCTGACCATCATTCCGCAGACGGCGTCGGCACAGGGCCTTGCGGCACGACAATTCCAACCGTCACCCATCCTGTCGAAGGTGTCCAAGCAGAGTGCCATTGGATCGGCATCTCCGGCTCAGGCGCCGGGACCGGCGGTCCAATGTAGATCGGCGGGGTCGGGCGGGGATCATTCGGTCCCCAGATACCCGGCTGCTGCCCCGGCAGGGAGTTGTCGGGATGGGGTTGGCTCCCCGGCAAAGAATTGTCGGGATATGGCGGTTGGGGACGAGCCCACGGAGGCGAGTAGCCGGGGTCAACTGGACCGCCGCCCGGACGCGCCCACGGAGGGCTGTAACCAGGATCTACAGGCCCGCCGCCGCCACCGGGTCTGGCCCAGGGCGGGGAGTAGCCGGGATCGACGGGACGGTCGCCATAACCGGGCATCGGACCGCCGCCGGGGTAGAGGCCTGCGTTAAAGATTTCGCCGACGATAACGACTTTGGTCATGGGGCGCGGCTCCTTTGGAGGCTGGCCCCGAAAGGACCAAGGCCCGAAGGGCCTTTTAGCGCCAACTTGCCACATTAGCAATATTGTCTCAGAAACTATTCCGCATGTCCGACATTTCGACCGACGACCGCGCGATCGTTGTCCCTTATCTGCCCCGAAAACACTTCCGCGCCCTGCATGCCTCGGAAAAGCGCTGGATGTTCGTGTGCGCCCACCGAAGGGCGGGCAAAACGGTGGCTCTCGCCAATCATCTCATCCGGGCGGCCTCGCAGAATGGCCGCAAGTGGCCGCCGCCGCGGTACGCCTATGTCGGGCCAAGTTTCGACCAAGCGAAGGACCTGGTCTGGTCCTACCTCAAGCAGTACACCGAGAACATTGGCGGCACCCGCTACCTCGAGGGGGAACTGGCCTGTCTTCTGCCCAACGGGGCGATCATCAAGCTCTATGGCGGGGCGGCGGCCTACGAGCGCATGCGAGGGATGTACTTCGACGGCATCGTGTTGGACGAATATCCATTACTGAACCCCGCCGTCTTCGGGACGGTGGTGAGGCCCTGTCTCGCCGACTATCACGGCTTTGCCCTGGTGTCGGGAACCTCGAACGGCGACGACCACTTCAACCATTTGCGGCTCAGGACCGAATCCGATCCCCGCTGGGACCAGTTCATCATCCCCTTATCCTCGACCGGGGAAGAGGCGCTATCGAAAGAAGAAGCGATCGAACTGGCCCAGGACATGACGCCGGAGGAGTACTCCCGGGAGCTCGAATGTTCGTTCGATGCGCCGGTCGAGGGGGCCTATTACGCCGAGGCTCTCAACAAGCTTAGCCAGCAGGGGCGGATCTGCGCCGTTCCCCCGGACCTCAGTCAGCCGGTCATCACCGCCTGGGACTTGGGGATCCACGACTATTGCTGCATCTGGTTCTATCAGATTGCCGGGCGAGAGATTCATTTCATCGACTACATCCAGGACAATGGGAAAGGGTTGGACCACTACGCCCGCGAGCTGAGAAACCGGGCGCACAAGGGCGGCTATCTCTATAAAGCGCATTGCCTGCCCCATGACGTCGAGGCGCGGGAGATCTCGACCGGGCAATCTCGACGAGCCTTTCTTGAGAACGAGCTTGACGAGCCGGTGATCACTGCGCCGTTCTCGAACCCCGAGGACGGGATCGCCGCGGCCAGGAACCTGATGGGGCTCTCGTACTTCGATCAGGTGAAGTGCCGACAGGGGTTACAGATGCTGCGCGGCTACCATAAGTCGAAGATGGGCAAGCCGGTGCATGGGCCCGGTCCTCACTCCCATGGCGCGGATGCGTTTCGATGCTTCGCCTGCGCCTTCCACCTGGTGGGGGGCCTAAGGGCCCGCACCCTCGGGCAGGGGCCGCTGAGAAGGCGGATCAGGGGACTGGTTTAGAGCGGCTCTCCAGCTCCATCGCCAGCCACCCGAGATCCATCCACAATCTCTCGGCGACTGCCGTGAAGGCGGCCGACGCCTTGAGCCGCTCGATCTCGGCGTTCCTTTGCCTGAGTTCGGCATGCATGCGCCCGAGCTCCATGGCCTCGACATGGCGACGGACTAAGAGGCAAACGCGCGTCGGTGAGAGGTCGAATTTCTCGGCCAGCGCCTTCCTGGTTATCTTGCCGCCGACCTCATCGTGAAAGGCCAGCATTGCCTCTTCGCGCAGCCGCTCCTGGTCCCAGTGCTCGCGCCATCCCTCCTCGCCCAAAAGAATCACGTCGGGGCCTCAACCGGCTTCCGGCCCATCCCCAGGGACCTCCAGCTCCTCCCGCGGCTCGAGCCACCGTAGCGTGATCGTCCGCGCGCCCCCCTTGTCCTTCAACTCCAAGGTCGCCGATCCGCTCGCCTCATGACCGAAGCCACGCCTTCTTGCCGCCCCGGTGCGCAGGAACTCCTTGGCCGCATAGAAGCGGTTTTGAAAACTCATCTCGTCTCTCAGACCTTCGAACAAGACCCCCACCGCCTCGTCCACCGCCCCCTCGAACACCTCGTCGATCGCCCCGCACAATCGCTCGCTCTTCGCCACGAACTTCCTAAGCCTCGAGGACTTCACCCCAAGCTTCTTCGCCACCCTGCCCACATTGCCGTCATGCTCGGCCAGCAGTTCCTCGATCCGATCCTCGTCAAGAGGGGCTTCGAATAGGATGACCTCAGCCGTCATTTCCGCTATGCTCCCCCCGCGGGGGCCGAGCCGGCCAGCTCGCGCGCCGGGCTTCCTTCGTCGGTTCCCCCGGCCGCCCCCGCAGCCCCATCCTCCATACGCATAACCCGATCCGTCAGAAGCCCAAGCGCCCCCAATAGCGTGTAACGCGCCTCCTCCCCAGAACACGACCACCCGTCAACCGGACCATCCGGCCCCAAATACACAACCCCCAAACCATACACCCCACCCCCCTTCACCGCCTTCAATACCGCCTCCGCCATCTCAATCCGGCTCACGCCTAACCCGTGCCCGCCACGCTCCGGCGGACCCGCACTCAACTCCCCAACCTTCCCCTCCAAAACCTTCAGCCGCTCGTCAAAAGTCCCCTGCGCACGCCGCGCCCAATCCCGAAATTCAGATTCCTGCATCACGCCCCTCCAGACTTCTTCCGCCGAAACCACGTCCGACGGCTGATCCCTAACCCCTCCCACGGCCGATCCCCAGGAGCAGCCGGGGCCTTACTCAATCGGTCGGGGCTTATCGCCCTCATAGGCCTCTCCTCCTTCTTCCGAGCCCCCATCTCCGGAACTACGTCAACGTACTGACGCTGTATCCCCGTCAACCCACTCTCCCGACGCTCCTTAAGCCGCCCACCCAACTCAGGCCGATCCCCCTTAAAATTCCCAGTGTCAGACATCCCCAAAACCCGGTGTCAGTGCCACCCCTCAGTGCCACCGTAGTGCCAAAAAGACAGCCCTTCAACCCCCTTCCTATGTATTATACGGGCGTGGCTGTGAATTATGGGAGGGATGGTGAGAGCGGTGGGGCCCCCGGCGCTGGTTCCGGTCGAGGCCGGGGGGTGGGGGGGCCAAAACGCTTCTGGCAGGGCGGCGAAGGGCGGTCCGGCTGGCCGCGGCGACCCACATGCTATCCACATGCAGGGCGACTGGACGCAGTCAGCATCAACGATATCAATGCGTTAGCTCATGATACACTGTGATGTTCAATCACGCGCAGTGCTCTAGAGTAGCCATTGGCCAGCCACGGCGCGAGGTTTAAATGGGCCCGAAATGTTTGAGGCGAGGCCGGCTTTGCGACGTTTTGAACATTTGTGAGACGCGCTGCACAAAAGTTCAGGCGGGACTAATATGTCTTTAGACGGTTAGGTTTGTTGGACTGCTGTTTCTCAAGCCAGGAGGCCATGTTGCGGTAGAGAGAGCGGTTGCTCTATCTGGGGAGCATTCTGGGTTGGCTAAGGCTTGGTGTCGCCTGAGGTTAGCGATGTGTTGGAGGATGTGGTCTGCTTTTGCCTGGCGTTCGGCTCTCAGGCGCTCGTTGTCTGCCCATAGGGCATGCCATGAGGAGCGCCAGTGGGAGAGGGCGAATGAGAGGCGGCGGACTTCATCCTCCAGTTCAAGCTCGCGTTGAGTCTTAGGCGGGCGCGGCTTCGCCTTCAGGGGGAAGAGGGCCAGACTGAGGATTAGGCTTGTCAGGCTCATGAGCGGCTCCCTTGGGCTCTTGGGACGCGGCGATGGTGGAT